GCGGCGTTTCATTTCGTTACCCTCGGCGTCAACCAGGAGAAGGCTGGTTTCGAGGACGCCGGTCTGCGGGTCGTGCTTAATCCAATCGAGGCGGGGCGGGATGACCTTGAGTCGGTAGTTGCCTGACTTGGTGATGGGTGTGCGGGGCGGGAACGCGTTAGCGGGTTGGGTCATATTGGTATTAGGCGAAATTAATGGGCGCAGCCGAAGCGGTCGGCATCGCGTTGAGGTCGATAGTTTGGATCTCCTGAGAGTAACCGGGCCAATCACCGGCGGCGAGACAGGCTTTATAGAGGTCGACGGCCTTGATGAAGTCCGAGTAACCGAAGGCCATCAGGTCGGCGCCGAGTTCGTAGACCGCGACCTGAAGCGTTTCCTTCTCGACGCAGATAAAGCGGAAGCCGTTCACGCGCTGCTTAAAGCCCGACTCGAACGCGGCCTTATAAAAGTTCGCTTGCAGGTTATAGCGATAGGACCGCACGGCCTTGAGGAACCCGGACGGGCTGGCATCCTCGCAGGTCTTGAGGTCGTATAGATACCCGTCATCGCCGACGGCATCGATCGCGACCTTGATCTGGGCGTCGCAATAGGTCGTCGTGAACATCATTTCGGTATGCTTGAACGTGAACCCGTGGCGGTCGATACAGCCGAGGGCGGCGGCAGCAATCTTCTGCCCTTCATCGGCCTCGTCGGCGCTGAGGACCGTCACCCCTGGTTCGATGGCAGAAATAAAAGCCTCATAAATCCCCTTACCTTCCTTGGTGCGGCGGTCGCAGACCGGCATGATCGCGAACTTCTCGCGGGCCTTGGTCGGCTCGAGGACGAGGCCGTGAACGTAGGAGCCAAGGCGAAGGGCCTTGGTGGCCTCGCGTTCGGCGGTCGCGTAGAGGCGGAAGTGAGCCGGGGACTTCAGGAGTTCCTTGGAGCCGGAGTAGTTGAGGGCCTCGATACCGTCATAGATAACGCGGTGCTCGATGATGTGGGGTTCGATGTGTTGCATAGGTGGGAAGGATTAAAGGGTGTCGTCGTCGTTACTATCCTCGAGGGCGTGTGTGATGCGCTTGGCATCCTCGAGCGCGGCCTCGGCGGCCTCCTCGCATTTCTCGAGTTGAACCCGGAGGCAGCGGAGGTGAACGACGATCAGGTGCACCCTGTCATAAAGGGCTTTCAAGTCGTAGGCTTCAGCCAGGGCCTCGGGGTTGATGGCCTCGAGTTCACGGGTGGCGAAGGCCACGGCCTTGTTAGCATCCGCGAACGAGCCCTCGTTATCGGCGTCCTGACACCGGGCCCGAAGGGAGTTTAAACGGTCGCCAATCTGAAGGAGCAAGCGGCGGATGTGGTCGTGGTTTGTCATCAGTTAGAAAGTGATTTCCGTCATCGTCTTGCCGTCGGTAAAGAAGAAACGGATTTCTGACCGGGCAAGGCTGGGCAGGGTGTTGCGCTTCCAGTCAGCCAGGTTCGCGTCGAAGACCTTGCGAGACTTGGCGAAGACCTCGGCGAAGGGGATGCCGTCCAACAGGATCAGGAGGATAAAGGGGTAGCCCGAGGAGGCCGCGGCCTTGACGACCCCGGAGGGGATGAGGAGAGGCTTACGGACGGGCTTCATCAGCGCACGAAGATCAGGTGCATATCGAGCCAGAGAAAGAACTTGGATAGGAGGACGACGGTTATTAGGCCGGCCATATATCCAAGCCAGAAGCGATCAACGTTCACTTGGTCAGCGGGCGGATGCCCGGGGCTTGGGTTGAAGCCGTGAAGGGGACGGGCTTGGAGGACGCGGCGCCGTCGTCGTCGAGGTCGGTAGCAATCCCGCAAGCCGTTTGAATAGACTGCCGGCGGAGGTAGGTGATAGCGCTGCCGATTTGCTGGGGCGTCAGGCCCTCGGCCTTGACGGAAAGACGGCCAGCCTGGAACACCGTTCCGTCGATATGGCGGAAGGTCGTGAGCACCGTCACCTTGCCGTCCTCGGAGTCGAGCACTTGGGCGATAGCGATACTGTGCTTCGCGGCGACTTCTTTCACGGTCTCGAGAACTTCGGCGAGGCTGGCGTAGCGTGACTTAAACGCCGGGTTGACGCGATCGGCGTGAACGTTGCCGACGTCATTCAGGAAGCCGACCAGGTCGGCGTTAGGGTTAGGTGCGGTGGGGCTCATAAGTTAGTCGGCCTTCGGTTTATCGAGGAGGGTATCGAGTTCGTCGACCGAGACACGGCTGAGGGTGCCGCCGACAATCGGGTTGTAATACTGCTTACCGTTATAGGTCGAGACCTTGAGCAAGCGAGCGAGGCGCTTACCGGGCAGGATAACGTAAGAGGTGCCGGGGACTTCGCGGATAGCGACGACCTCGGGGGTAGTGTTGGGTTGCTTCTTAATCATAGGGAAAGGGTGTCAGCGTCGACGAGGTGCAAGGGCAGTCTCCAGCCGTTAATTTCTGGATCGCGGAACTCGTCGCGCATATAGTCCGCCGCCGCGAACGGGGAGAATAGTTTAACCTGGTTAAAGTAATCATCGCTTAGAACCTTTGTTCCGTAGATAACTTTATCGGCGTCCTTCTGCCAGAAGGGAATTGCGTTTTGAGTTCGCACGGTGCGGACTTCGCCGGTTGTCCCAACGTCGGGGAAATCTTTGCGCTGATTGTGAACGTCGTTAGGCCAGACCGGGCAAGTCCAAGTCAGGTTGTAATGCCTTGCCACGGCCCACTCTGAGACAATGGAACGCACGTCGGAAAGCAGGTTATGCTCCAGCCGACCCTCGGCCTTGCCCTTGGCGTAGTTAGGCTTATCCGCAGATCCGAACTTCATCAGCCATCGCTGGGCGGCTAGCGCGGTGCAGAACTGCAACTCATCTTTTGAAAGTGTAACAATCACGGGATGCTTAGTTAATGGCGCCGCGGCGGGCGGCGTCGAGGATCAGCAGGGCGTCGGCGTTCCAAAGGGTGACGTCGACGGTAGGGAAAAGTTCAGCGGCCCGGGACTTGAGGACGTTCTTCCATTGGGTCGTCGTGCGTTTGCCCTTCGTGCCGACGGGATGGGTCTTCATCCAGATTGCCGGACGGACGCGGTGCATCTTCCAGCCGAGCGTGACCGCGCAAGCGTAGAGGATGCCGCAATTCCACATCATTTTTCCGACAGCGCTGCCGGGGATGGCCTTCCCGACGAACAGGGGCGGCTCCTCCAAGTAACAATCGATTTCCTTCGCGGTTTTGGAGACTTCCTTGAGGAAGGAAATAACCTCGTGTTCAGTCCCCGGCATCTTCTGCACCGTGACGAGCCCTTCCTGATCCATTAGGGCGAGCCCGCCGCTCACGCCTGGGTCGATTGCTACGAGGAGGGCCACGAGCAAGAACTTTGCTTGGCCTCAAACCCCTTGCCAGAAATAAAACTATTGTCTGACCAGGTTACCAACGCGGCGAGCATAGGATGCCCGGGCAGGTGGCGCAGCCGAAAGGCGGAAGCCGATGGCCTCGGCGCCGGCGAACCCTAGGTTCCAGCAGAGGGCTAGACACTCGGGCGAGGGGGAAGGTATACCCCGGGCGGTCAAGCGGCCTCGGAGGGCACGGAGATAGGCAAAGGCGACGAGGTCTTGAGCAAGCGTGGACCGCCAAGTTGACCGGGGATAGGCGGGCTTCCCCTCCTTAGCGAGTTGGGCGTTACCGTCGGCCCACGCGGCGGGGTGCATTTGATACAGGCCAAGGGCTTCACCGCTGTCGCCGACCTGCAAGCGCTCGCCGCCCTCGACCTGACCGATCGCGTAAAGAATACGGGCATCGGTCTGGGCGGAGGCCGTGCAGCCGAGAAGGAGCAGGGCGACCAGGGGAACCGGGCTCACGGGCGGCGGGGGATAAAGGAGCCCTCGACCGTTACCTCGCCGATGCGGTATGAGAAGGTCAGGCCGATGCAGTCGCCGGCGCCGACATAGGGTTTGATGCTAACCTCGTCAGCCCCGTCCTTTAGCATTATCTCAGAGTAGTCGCTAATCAGGCGCTCGACGTGAGGCACCGCGAAGGAGGCCCGGGAGTAGTCGCCGGTTATGATCCGTTCGTTAATGAAGTAAACCTCCGAGGCCAGCGAGTTGAAGGCTGGCAAGTGGGCAAAGCGTCCGACGTCGCTCACGACTGCTTGCCCTCCTTGGCGTCGTTCCAATCACGCAACTCTTTTACATCTTCTGCCTCCCAGTTAACGGCTCTAATGCCATCAAGCCAACTTTCAGCCATTGCATCCCCGGCCTTTGTCAGACGCTCGACCTCGGCCTTGAGGCGGCGACACTCCGCTTGGGATGCGTTGATGGTCTTATCCATTTCGGCAGTCAAAGCCTTGAGGCTGGCGTTCTCGGCCCAAGCCTTGACCATCTCGGCCCACTTCTCCGGCTCGACCGGGATGAACTTACCCACGGGGGCGGTTCTCCATTTCGAGAATGACGCGCTCGTTATGCATCGCAACAGCGTGGGCGCGCTCGGCCCGGTGCATCCAATGAAGCCGACTAGCCTCGGCGTTCTTCAGCGCAAGGTCAGCCCGGTCCGCGTGATCGCGTAGGGCGTTGACCGTTACCGCAAGGGCCCGGGCAGTTGTCCAGGGCTTAAGCCACCAGAAGCGAGGGAGGGTCGTGCCGCGAACGACGAACAGGCCGGCGGCGTGGGCGTTAGCGTCGGGCATTAGCGTAGGGAGTAAGGGGCCCGGGGCTGAATGTTCGAC